CATCCATTACCATTAAACCCAACAGCGGTACCTGCTCCTGCCAGAGTTTTAATCTTGGTAGTCTCAGCAGATGAACGAGTTGTCTTGTTTCTAATAAAGTAACTTTTAGATTTTGCAGGTATAACCACATTAACATTATCTGTCAAAGCTCCTTGTAGTTCTATAAAAGCACTTCTGGCTTGATCAGCTTGACCATCAATATTTGTCAGTGTAACGTCTACAGAAGAAAGAGACACTGTGGTATAGGCAGCTATTGCATCATCAACAAGATCAATAACATTTTGATTAAGAACAGTTCCCCAAGAGTTAGGATTAGCCCCGTCCTCTTGTTTTTCCAAACGTATTCTAGTTGTATATGTAGATGCCATCTATTTTGTTCCTTGCTTTAAGACGTAAATACTTTTTGTATAATAGCAGACATTGCTGCTCCTATACCAGAGGCTACTAGAAAAACTCCTAGGATAACTCCCTTACCTTTGTCCAATTGACTTTCAAGTTGATCAAGCCTAACAGAAAGCCTATCAACTTCAGTGCTTAACTGATCCACAGCTTGAATCATCTTTCCTAGCTCAACACCTGTCAACTGACTGCTCACCTCTAAATTCCTTTATCTTGTGCTGGTGTTCCAGCAGCTACTATGTAACCTGCTACCATATTATCAGGTGTAGTTATTCTCATTATAGAAGTTTCCATCTTGTTATAATCTTTATAGCTTGTAATTACTTTATCAACTATAAATAACTTAGGTTGTCCTATAAATCTAATACAATCTTGAGACAGTCTCTTTCTCATAACTTCACTAGCATATACTTCTCTACTCTTAGAATCTGCCAGTGCTAGGTCCATTATATCTTTCTCTTCTTTACAGATAAAAAATGCAGCTACCTTATCTCCCTTGCTCCATACTTCTTGTGCTGAGATACAAGTGGGCAGTATTGTAAAACAGGCAATAAGAAATAGTTTAGCAAGCATCTCACTCTAAACTTTCTCTAGGATTAGAAGGCCACTCGTCAAACTCTGAACATTCTTTACCTGCATCTGCCATTGCCTGTGTAAACACAGTCATAGCTTCAAGACCTGCAACATCTGACTTTGCATCTATGGCAGTCTCAAGAGCAGCAGCTTTTTCTCTTAGGTCTGTACGCCACTGGGCTAGGTCTGCTGGCTTGGCAGTACCGTTGTCTTGTTCTCTGATCACAATCCAATCAGTCTGTGCCAAGGTACTCTGAAGAACAGAAGATACATGGTTCTTCATTGTAGTTTTAACAGCATCAACATCTCTAGGAGTTTGTGTTTTGGTGACAACAACTCTGTTCTCTTCAACAACAGGAGAAGACTCAGAAGAAGTATAGAACATATTTTCTATAGCATTACCTTCATATACATAAGGTACAATACCCAGTGCTTTTCTCTCTTCATCTGTCCATGCTCTTGTAAAGATTGAGAAGGGGTATTGGATATCATTAATTGTCATTGGTTTAGGGATGCTGATAATCTCTACCAACTGACTGCCCATAATTCTTGCCCACATAGTCTACTTTCCTTTCTTACATACAAACGTCTTGATAACGAATGTTTTGTGACCGTCTATAGTTGTTAAGTTCATGTGCTTTTTTCTTTCTACTAAATAACCTTTTAAACATAAGTTACCTTCCATATATAGGAGGAAGTGTACCGTTTCCTCCTATGTCAGCCATTGCTAGGTATATGTAAGTGCCAGCACTTGTATTAACTCCAGCATCAGCAGTCCTAATCTTAAAGCCATCCGAAAGAATATCTAATTCTTCGCTACCTGTTGTCTCGGCAGCAGAAGAATCAGCCAAAAGTTGATCGTCAACTTCATTAATAAGTGATCTTGCAGTGTCATAAAGGTGCCAAGACCCAGTGCCGCTAGTTTTTTTGATCATAACCCAGCTAGGTTTAAATCCTAGATCAATATAAGGACCAGCTGCATTTCCATTACCAATGTAGCTTCCTGCTTTACATACAGCGGGAACTGAGCGAAACGCTAAAAATGACTTAGGTCTTCCATTACCATTAGTGTTGTTACCTGTACCTACTGAAAATACTGAAGAAGTAGGCGCTGTGTCATTCCAGAATGTTGCGTTATCAGTAGCAGCATCTGTTTGATTTAAAAGTAAATAGTCAGTTTCAGCATCACTGGCTGCGCCAACATGATATACAGCAATAGAGTTGGCTGCGCCCTTGTCCCAGACAATCACCATCTCAGCAGCACCACCTAAACCATGCCCCACAGTCCCCGCCGCTGTTTGACCAGTATATGTCCCAACAGAGAAATGCCCTGCATCAGCAGCAATTACAGTACTTGGAATAGAACCATCATTATTTACTGTGCCAGTAGTTGCACTATCTCCTATAAGCCACTGCCAAAGAACATAGCTTTCAGTGGCAGTGTTTACCTGTACATCACTACCAACTTGAACACCTCTTTGTAAAAACCGTTGTACAGTGTTAGGTTCAGTTGCTTCAGCAGCAGCTTCATTAGAGTGTAGAACTTCTCCAACACCTCTTACTCTATCTACTAAGACATGAGAGTCAGTGGCATCTCTGTTCTTAATCCATGCCAATGCTGTAAGCTTAGATGCAGTGTCATCTAGGTTCTCTTGGTTAATTTCTTTATAGTCTGTTGTTACGCTAGCTAATGTTGTTTGCCCACCTGTCTGTAAAGTAACAATACTGTTATTAAAGTTTGAAACAGCAGGACGTATTCCAAAGCTTGGATCAAACGAAAAGCTATCTACTCTTGCTCCAGTAATTTCTGAGAAAGAACCAGTACCTTCATCTTGAAAGTATACTCTTACAGTACCAGCATCTGTGTCCACTTCAAAACGAAGAATATCATCAGCATCTAAAGCTTGTAAACTTGATACTGAACTAAATGTAGTAGAAGTAGTTCCTGCTGGTATTTTAAATATACCAGTATCAGTATAAGCAAAACTACCGGGAACAGAAGCAGTACCTAGCTCAATAGACCCAGAGGCAGCATTGATAGCCGATAAACCTGTTTGACTAGTTATAAAGCCAACCTGTGGGTATCCTGATAACACTGTGTTCATTTGAAATTGAAATACAACCTTGCCTGTCATCCCAAATGTTGTTGTTGAAGAATCAGAAAGAGAACCATCTGTACCCTTTACTTTTGTATTACCTTCGGACCAGACATTACTACCTCCACCAGAATAGCCGGGATCAAATGTTGTAAAGTTTTTAGTAGGTGTGTCTATAAATTGATCTGTGGTTGCCCAAGCTGAACCGCCATCAGTTGATTCAGTCCAATTATTACTATTACCAGAAGTATCTGTACCTGCTCCACTTCCAGATGCAAATGTACTTCCATACTGTAGATAAAAACCATTAGTACCAAAAGTTAAACCACTTACATCTTTTGGCACCCAACGATTTGTTGATGTATCCAGTTGACCAAAGCTAGTTGCATCTAGCTGTTGACCATCAATCATAACTGTTTCAGCTAAGTAAAAGTCTGGTTCACCAACTCCATTATTTGTCTGTCTTCCAATGTTGTGTTCATTGGTAGAGTTAAACTCTGTATCATAATCATCAGTGGCTAAGTCTGTACCACTTACAGATTGTCTAACACCATTAATATAAATTATAACTTTATTGGCACTAGCTACTGCTGCTCTTGTATCATAAGCCACCACCAAATGATTCCAACTAGAAGTATCACCAAATGTTCTATCAGTGCTTATATTAAGTACAAACGATGAACCATTGTAAAGATTTGCCTGTACTTTTTTAGTAGCAAGAGTAGTACCAGTAATTCTAATTTGTGCTTCTTTTGATCCATCATCTGTAGTTAGTACTGCATTTTCATTACTATTACCTACACCTGTCATTTTAATCCAAGTGCTAAAGGTAAGTGTTTTTTCATTACCTCCAGAAGAAGGTGTTCTTGCAAGATATCTTAAATCTGCACTATTAAACATTGCAGATTTATCTACAGTGTAAGCATCAGTGAACGGAACAAAGTCTCCTACTCTTTGACCTGTTCCATTACCTTCGTACAGAGTAGGTGCAAAGTAATCTATTCCTTGAAATTCTGGTGCTGTAAGGTTTGCAGAATTTAACGACTTAGCATCTGTTGGTCTGTTAGTTACTCCTGTCCAGTCATCTTCGTCAAAAAGATATTGTGCAATGCTTGCACTACCTGTTGAATGGTAGAGATACAGAGTTTCATCTGTTGGTAAAGTGAAAGGCGCTGCTCCTGTTTTTGAAGAACCGCTTGTTGGATCACCAGAAGCTAACCATGTAATCGTACTACCACTAACTGTGCCAAAATACATAGCTGTATTATCAGCATCAAAAGCTACAGCAATTCGTCCTATTGATGTAGCACTTCCAACATAAGATACAAGACTTGAACCATTATATGCTCTACCAGAAGAATCACCTGCCAGCCATACAAATGTGTCGCTTCTAGTATGAGGACTTGACGCAGTATTACCTATAGCACTTTGAAGTGCTATGCCGGGATATATACCATTAGCACCCGAAGACCAGTCAATTTCCCAGTACCACATACCACTACTGGGCAATGTTGTAGTTATTACTGCACCGTTATCAGAGGCAAGCGAAACTTTGGTGTTGCCTTCTGAAAATGTTCCTTTACTTGTTCCAACTTGCGTCAACGGGTTAAAAGTTGGGTAAACTTTGCTAGGTGTGCTAGTGCTTTGATTAGCACTGCTCATACTGGTAGTTGTGAAATCATTAGCGTTAGAGCTAATATCATTCCCCAGATCAGCACTATCTGCAAAGTCTAGACAAAAGCTATTTCCTCCTGCTGTGGATGCAAGAGCAGCAATATCTGCGTCAGACTTGGGGGTAAACTCTGAACCATTAGTACCAAAGGTAAAGGCATCTAGGAAATCTGTGACCGCAACAGTACCAGCTTGGATCGATTTTCCCACAAGCATTGTTGCTTGAGCTACATAATTATTTAAAAATAAACTGTTTGAAACTCCATTGTTATACGCACCGATATTATGTAGTCCAGCATTGCCCCATGCCGCTGGAGCTGCTGACAGCGCAGAGCCAGACGTTAAAGCTAACGTTGTTTCCCTAACTCCATTTACATACAACTGCACCGAATCTGTTTCATTTGAGTCAATGCTTAAAATTAAATGATACCAACCAATGTCCCTAAAAACTCGACTAGTTTTATACGCAATTGTAGCTGCATTAACATCTTCTATGTGGATTTCAATCATATCGTCGCTGGCATGCCACACAAAACGATTAACTAAATTTGTCCCGCTAATATTTTTTAATCCAGAAAAAATCGCTTGATCAGTACCAGTAAAAGAATTTCGTTGTACCCAAGTTGCAAACACAAGACGAGTCTGCGCTGAACCACTGCTAAATGTTTTAGATAAAAAATCTGCTGATCCATCTAGCCAAACTGAATTACCAATCAGAGTTGGGTCAAACGGTGCTGGACCTGTACTCTGTCCACCTGCACCTAGAAGAAGATTATTACTAAATACACTCATTATGAATATGCCTTTGTTACCAGAGCTTGAACATCTGTGGATGTTTGTACTATATAATCTAGCCTATCCACTGCTGCTGCATCTGTGGAAAGAACTGGTGCAGTACCACCAGCAAAATCCCAAGAAGAACCATAGGCCAGTGTCCTGCTACCTGTGCCGTCCTGTGTAATAAAGATACTACCCACCTGTCCAGCTACACAGTTGGTAGGATTATCAAGAGTTCTGTTACCTGCCAGTGTCACTGTAAAGTTCTGGCCCACGTTAAAATCTACAGAGATGTTTGTACCGTCTGTTAGTGCTTGTATATCAGCAACTGCTGCTTTCTCAATGTGTAAGTCCTTACCCAAAAGTGCATTTGTACCCACTGCCAAAGCACTGACATATACATCTGTGGCGCTAAGAATGCCTGTCAGCGTACCACCTGCCAGAGGTAACCTAGTTCCAATACTAGCTGCCAGCGTGGCAGAAAGAGCAACAGCAAAATCACTAACAGATGTAATTCTAGTGTTGGCAGTTCCTATAGATGTAGCTAGTGTAGCTGAAAGAGCCACTGCAAAATCACTAACAGAAGTAATTCTTGTATTAGCAGTGTTAATGCTGGTGGCCATTGTGGAAGATACGTTGGCAATGCTGGTGGCTAGGGTAGCTGAGAGTGCCACTGCAAAGTCACTGACAGAAGTAATTCGTGTGTTAGCTGTGCCTATGCTAGTGGCCATTGTGGCAGAAAGAGCCACTGCAAAATCACTAACGGAGGTAATTCTTGTATTGGCTGTGCCTATGCTAGTGGCCAGTGCAGCAGATGCAGCTACAAGAGCATTGTTAGTAGAGGTATGTGCATTGTTGATAGAAGTGATAGCAGCTGCACTAGGAACAGCAGTACCACCTACAAAAATATTAGTAGAGGCATAGACATTAGCAGCGGATACATCCCCAGAGAACTCTGCTGCTACGCCTGATACCTTGGTGGTGAAGCTACCTGTACCTGCTACAAAGTTGGTTGCACTGAGAGAGGTGTTAAAGCTACCCGTGGCGGCGTCTACCTCTGTAAGACTAAGAACAGGATTAACCACAACTGTGGCGCTGGTGCTGGCAGTGGATACTGAGACACCGGCTACAGTAAGCTTTACAGTGTCATCACCTGCTGTTAAAGTATTGAAACCACCTGCCACCAGATCATTAAGCTCATCTGCCGTGGCGGTCAAGACAGTCCCTGCCAGAGCAAACTGTCCCGTGACGTTTAACTGAGCCGTACTCATGGCAATGGGAGAAGCAGTTCCTCCTCCATCTTGAATAGTCCTTACGGTGCCGTCCAACCCTGCATTAGAAGTCTGTGCATTTACCTGTAACAGGTCCTTATAGGTATTGGCTATCTTGGCATTTGTTAAGTCTGCCATGTTGTTCTATTCCTCACTTATATAAAGTTCCACTGTGTAGTCTCTTCACCCCATGCGGTGGTCACTGCACTCCAGCTTTGGTTTCTGTCAGAATTATCCGGTGGCCTTGCATCTTTAATAACTTCTTTGTCTATTGGAAATCTTACTCTATTCTGAGGATTGGTTACAAGATTAAATATACCATCACTTTCAGACTTAGCAACTATAAAGTCTGTTCCCGGTTCTTTTACTCTTTGGTCAAGCCTGTACCTGAAGCCTGATCTATCACTGATAAAGAAACCTTTTTTAAAAGACATTTAACATTTCCACCTTTTTCTAGCTTGTCTAAGTCTTGAGTTAGGATTCTTTGCAGCTTTGGGAAACTTCTTCATTTGCCCCGCTGATCTGGCGCAGTAGCTCTTACGTCTTTTTGAATCCTTACTGCCCTTCTTAACACTCCCTGTCACCGCTGTCTTCAGCTTACTACCGGGGTTATCTCTCCTGTACTTTGCCACACCTTTCTTGGTCATGCCAGCACCAGACTTGGTGGGTCTCTTCTGTCCACCTCTGATACTGTGACCCTTCATGCTACCTTTTTTTATAGGCATTCCTACTTCTTTCTACTTGCAAAAGTTTTAACATTGGTGGGCTTACCCTTTACACCTTGCTTAACTGCTCTCTTACGTTGAACAGCTGACTTCTTTTCAGAAGATGACATACCTTTTGCCTTGGCAAGAGGAACACACTTAGGATATTTTCTCTTTGTACCTGTAGTAGATTTTCTACCGCACGGTTGATATTTTCCATTTTTCTTAGGTGCTCCTATATCTACCCATTCTTCAGATACCCACTTCCTTAGTCCACCTCCTGTCTTAGCCCCTACTACTTTTTTCTTCTTACCTTTCTTCTTACCACCGGGGGTGACTTTTCCAGAACAAACAGCAGAGGCGTACATATTGGCATAGGCAGAGGGGTATACATCAAACTTACGCTTTGCAGCTGCTTTACCTCTGGGACAAAGTTTAGCCATTTACTTAGACCACCCTCAGTCTAGGAGTGATAAAGAGACTCACTCGGTTTCTGTCTGAATCTAAAGCACTGGTAAGAAGTTCTTCATACTTTGCTTTAAGAACAGCTACTCTCTCTGCAGGGATACCTGCCCTCTTATAACTGAGGTAGTAGGCAAGACCACAGGTCAGGGCAGGGAGAAACCTGAAGGGAACATCTGCGTTCTGGAGAGCACTCTTGCTAACATCTGCCAGACGTTTCATTCTGTAGTTTCTAAAGGTATAAGTATCTGCTGCGTCAGGCACAGGGAAGAAGAAAGCACTGACAGTCTCTCTTCCTCTGAGCGTGGCAAACTGTGTGGGCCTACCAGAGGTAGCTTTGTTAGTGATACCCTCGTATTCCTCGTAGCCTATTCGGTTCATCTGAAAGTCATTGCTATTGGAGGTTAGTCTGATGTACCCAGAGAGAACGTCCACAGTATCTGCAGGGAGCGTGTACTCTGCTGTCCCTGTGACCAGCGTGGTACTGGCTAGGTCTGTACCCCAGAGGAGAACACCACGGTTCTGCCAGTCTGTCAGCATCAGGTTCAGTGATCTTCTGGCAGTGATAGCATCATTGGCAAGTTCTGCCTGACCACCTAGCATGGCATAGGCTTCTTCTATTACCTCGTCTATAAAGAAGGTAGTGTCAAAGTCTGATGTAGTTGCAATGGCCATTGTATGCTACCTGTTCCTCATGCGTGATGGATTGCCAACCAGACCACCTGCTTTTAAATTAGTTCTAGGGGCGTTGGCCATATAATTCTTTAGCTGTCTTTTATTTATTGCACTCTTGGTAGCAGCTTTAGCATCTTTAACATACATATTTCTGGCTTTCGCATTAACTTCTTTTTTAGAAAGATCAGGATTATCTTTTGATACCATATCTATGTAAGCTTCTATTTCTTTTTTATCATCTTTTTCTTTCATTTTACCTGTTCCTCATCCAAGCTGGTTTCACAGAAGTATCCATAACTTTACCTCCTCCCTTCAAGGGAAGAGGTTTCATATAAGGTATCCTCCTACCAGAGGGAAGCTGTTGTTCTACGTTTACCTTCTTTATACCGTAGGGCTTCACTGTTAAATTATATTTTTCAAAAGCCATCAGGAACGGTACCTTTCTGTTGTTTCTTTTAGTAGAGGGTCTGAACGCTTTTGAAGAATTGTGTCCAGCTTAGAATCTAACCTCTGTACTAAAGTTTCTACTCTGTTGCTCTTATCTATCAGAGCAATTATAATATCATCTTGGTTTTTAAGAGCAGATGCTACGTCCTTGAGCATAAAATGAAGAAGCTTCCAAGCTGCCGCTCCTGCTCCTATGGTGGCAACTATGGCAAGTCCGTAATCTGATACAGCTTGAAATACACTAAAGTCTTCCACCATATATTTCCTTTCTTAACTATTCCCCTGAAGGAACTGGGTTACAAGAACAACCTCCTTCGCTGGTACAAGAACAATCTTCACAACCTGTGCATTGACAGGAAGGATTAGAACACCTCTTCTCTTGTTCCTCAGACAACGTCCGGTCCTATTCTAGCCGCACCGTAGCCCTGCCCTGTGGGTTTACCGTTGAAGGCGTTTAATTTTTCAGAGTCCACGGGAGGGTTCTGATCAGGAATAAGGTAGTCTTCTTTGTTACCTCCCGACAAGGCAGAGCCGCCTCCAACCTTACCTCCTTTTTTAAGTCCTCTCTTCTTGGCATTCATATAGTTCATAGCCATTGTTTAAAATCCTCTCAGTGCTGCGCCTGCTCCCTTCCCAGAGAAACCGGCTTTCCGTTTACCTGCCTTGTTCATACCTTGGGTCTTGAGCTTACCTCTTCCCGGTCTGCCACCTGCTTTCTCACCATCGTCCATGTTGAATTCTTTTTCAAACTGCTTCTGAGTGGCGTGTTGCATTCCATATTTTCTAGAGAAGTCTCCTAGACCTGTGCCTTCTTTACCATAAAACTTAAAACCATCGTCTGGTTGCTTAGAAGGTTTCTTAGAAGCTTTCTTGCTAGCCTTTGGCTGACGCGCGTCAATTTCTAATTCTTCGTTGGCATCTTTAGATGGACTTTCTCTATAACCTGTTCTTGGGTTCTGGCTACTACCTGTAGCCTTTTTCTTCTTAGGTGCAACAGGCTTAAACTCCCCGAAGTCGTCCATATTTATTAGATCATCTCCAAAAGGATCAGGATTTTTAGTTTTAAGTTTTGCTGGACTCTTTCCTACCTTATTAAATAAATCCACATCTTGATCTACCTCGTTAATATTTACTACTGGATATTTCTTTACTTCTGTAGCAGGCGGAATCTTTTTTAGCGCCCTTGGTTTGTCTCCTAGGAACATAAGTTCTTTTTCTTTTTTAGCCATTCTTAATCACTCCCTTTGACCAGTGTATTAGGACCGCCAGCTGTACTGAAACTTGTTTGCATATCATCTTGTCTACTTCTTCTGGCTCTGTTTCTGAGCCTGTCTATCTCACTCTGGTACTCCTGTTGCCACGACGGAGTGGTGTTAAAGCTCTTCATAAAGAGAGAAGCCTCTATCATGGAAGCATAGAACAGCGCGTTCTCACAGTGAGTGGTGAAGTAGTTTGTGGGACTTGCAGATGTAATAGTTGTAATCTGTGCAATGAACCCTATCTGAGAATCTACCGTGGCAGAGGGCGTGGGGGCCACTCTGATCTCTGTGTTGGTCTTAAAGCCATAGTACCTAGGTGTACCAGTAGAAGCTGACACAGGCCAGTAGTCCAGCAGGTATTCATAAGGTCTATGCTTCAGCTGTGTTCTGGCACCTCCTACTTCTATGGAGAAGGTCTTGATGATCTCTCCACCCACAGGGACAGAGACCTCTGCTGTGGCACCTGATACAGCTACACTGGCATAAGAGACCAGACCCTGATCATCCAGATCATTCTGCATCTTCTCCTGTGCTCTCTGTATCATGGCAGGGAGAGCACCTACAAACTCTGAGCCATCGTTCTCAGTAGTTTCTATGATGATGCTGACAAGAGAATTAAAATCCACAGCCTAGCTCCTAGCCATAGTAAACATAAATTTTACCAGCGTTACTTGCGCCAGCAACAGAGACATTTCCCTTGCACCGAATACCATCGTCCTCCATATAAATACTATCACCAGTGTTAGCAGTTAAAACAGGTTGTTTAATAACAGGACCCTTGGAATCTCCTATGACAATTTCTGCAGCAACGGTGACAGCGTAGGTGTACATTCTGATACGAGTGTCAGACAGAGTAACGCTACTGATGGTATCCACCAGAAAACCATTACCACCTGCACCTCCCACCACCTGTGCTATTTTAGTTGTAGTACTCATTCATTTTCTCCTGAGTAAAAAAGGGGAGAACCCTGCAAGGCAAGACTGCCCTCCTGATCCTCCCCTTATTATAGATCAAACTTTATATCTTTCCAAACTGCAGAGAGGTTATCTTTCCACCGCTGCAAGAATGTAATCAATGGTCAGGGTCTTAGCAGCTGCCTCACCATTTTGAATACCGAAAGAAATAGTAAGGTCTTCGTCATCAGGAGCATTGGTGGTGCTTGCAATCTCTCCTACCTTTACGTTATCTTGGTAGGCGCGGAACACTGGACCACCAGTGGCAACGTCCAGAGGATCATACTCAAAAGAAAGCGTGACAAACGTATCATCTGCCATTGCGTTCATCTCCAGAGCACTCAGACTAGAATCGTTGTCTTTCTCAATGACAAGATCAGGTTGAGTATCACCATCTATTTTTAAGAAGTAAATACCATCCGTAACGTCCAGAGGGGTTGTATCAGTGATCTGAAGACCCATGACAATCTCTGACTGAGTAGCGTCATTGGTTTTAAACCTAGCCGTAAAGAACATTCTTTTGCTAGAATCCCATTTGAAAGACTCACCCTTCAACTGGAAGAAGTCTAGATCATTATCTCCTGCAGCGTTGGTGATCAATAGCTGTCCACCTGCACCTGCAGTGATTGCCTCTGAGGCAGAACCCGCTCCAGCTTCAGTGGTGGTGATGGTGTAGATACCAGAGTGGTACTCAAAGAAATCATCGTGGTACGTGTAGTACTTAAAGGGGTCCATGTAAGGGTAATTAAAAAGCGGGTTACCTTTTACTTGGTTAGAAACTCCGTTGGGGAAATGTGTAGGCATAGTGAACAGTCCTTTCCTAGACCAGCACCCCCTCGGGGGTACCATTCAAATATGGAAGTGTGAGTGTGAAAAAGCAGTGGAGGAAGTTTTTAGGCTCCCTCCACTGTAGTAAGAACTACGCTCCTTGAGAACCGAAGTAACCTCTCCAGTCCGAATAACCAAAGCTGTAGCGTTCTCTGGCTTTGAACCGGAGATTACCCGTGTCAAAGTCAGGCTCCATCTTAGTGGCAAGCGGCGCTCTGATAAACATCTTTGCTCCGTTGGGAACATCAGTTTTGATAAAGAACGCATCAGGGTCACTGAATCGCTTGTTCACCATGTAACCAGAAGGGAGCATACCCTGATGGTTAATGGAGTTGATGTTGTTATCAGCCGTGTTTGACTGATAGGGGCTGTTCAGAACACGGTCTGCCGTGAACTGATTGCTAGGGGCAACGTGCAGAGAAACTGCACCCGCACCAATCAAGATACCTCTATCATCTTTCAACGTCTGAATAGACACCAAAGCAGTTTCTAAAGCAGCTTCAGAAAGATCAACCGTACCCGTGGTACCAATAAGGTTACTTTGAGTACCGTCACCCACCGTGGGGTGGCTGGCGCTGAACATTGGTTGTCCATCTCCACCAGTGATGGCAGCGTTAAAGCCTTGGTTGAACGTCTGAGCAGCTTTCGTCTGCTTCGTGCTTGCCATGGAACGAGCAAGCCCTCTGGCACGTAGCTTGGCAAACGTGTCATACAGGTTGTCTTCCATAGCTTCCTCGGTTACAGAGAAGGCCAAAGCAACAGTTTCAGCCGTGTAACGTGAGGTGTAACTTTCTTGTGCATTGTCATACTGGACAGCAGCGCCTTCACCCTTGACAGGTGCCTCGCCAAATCCAGTGAAGAGAACTTCTTCTTCAAATGCACGGTCAGAGTTCTCTACTTCATAAAGAACACTGTATTCATCAGCAACTTCTCCGTACTCAATACCGAAGACGGCATTAAGACCCGGCAGAAGCTGTTTGGCAATACTAGCTCTATTAATAGCCATTGTCTAAGCTCCTTTCAGGTTAAGCGCCAGAAGACACACGTGTCAACTGGTGGTGGATAAGTTGAACTTCCGCAATCGGGAAGGCACGTTCTGCAGCATCGTCAATGTCGTTACCGGGGGTATCGAGAAAGTCAATGATACGGAACATTGCAGCTACGCCACTGGTACGACTGGCAACGTCTAGGCCAAAGCCTGAACGTCCAGTAAAGGTAGAACCCGCACCTCGGGTAACTTCAAAGTTTAGTTCCATGATATCGCCAACAGAGGCGCTGGCGTCACATTGGATTTCAAACGTGGCTTGCGGATCATCACAAACAATTGCATAAGCATTGCTTGCCGACGTTCCCGTGGGCCAGTGTTTGCGGAATTTCGGCTCACCGTCTTCCTCGTAGTAGCAACCCATGAACACACCAATTGGGTGGTCAGCGGCACCGGAGTCATTACCGACAACAGATACATAACCACCTCTGACATGGACAAGATCACCCGTGAAGATGTTCCCGTCAGCGCCAGATGCAATACGGTAGTTACGAGTCTGCGTGGTGTTGGCACCAGCAGAGTAGCGACGAGAAGGAGTGAGACCGTTTAGGGCTTTTGTAGTAGTCATACTACGCTCTCCTTTTTAAAGATGAGTAGAATAAGTAGCAGGCTTCTAAGCCTGAAATTGTGGCATTCTACCCTTGGTTACAGTTGAAGTGCTACTGTTTGAAATGGGCATTTTGGAGTTTGAAGCCGACATAAGTTGTTGGTTTACAGCCTCCATAAGGTCGTTAGCTTTTCCTTCGTAATAGTCATTTCTGGCAACTGACTTTCCACGGGGCATCTTGGCTAGAGCGACATCCCCCCGTACAACGCAGTTGGTATAGCGTCCGGTATCTAAAACAGTGGCAGAGTGTAACATCTCAGGAACTTCTTCAGGAGTTACAAATACCCATCCCTGTGTCATCTTGTTACCTACGTTCTTATAGTCATCTTCACCTTTGAGGGTGATACGCACCCAGCGGAGAACCATGTCTTCATTGGTAAATCTGTCTACAACACCTGCAGGTACATCAAGATAATTTGGTTCTTGATAAGTGTATTCTTTTGTTTCAGTTTCCCTTGTCTGTGTTGTTCTGCTACTTGCTTTACTCATCTTTAAACGCTCCTTCTGTTTTTGTTACGCGCACTTAACTTAACCAATTGGTACATACTCTCCTGCTGCACGGTCTGCCCGTGCTTTTTCAGCAGCGTACTTCTCAAGAGGGATGTTCCACTTCTGAGCTAGTCTTACATCTTCTTGAGTAAGCTTAACTTTTTTAGAAGAGGAGTTGGAGGGAGAACTGCGCGACTGTCCTGCCACCACCTGTTGAGTCTTTCTTTGTGCAGGGGCTTCCTGTTGCACTTCTTGATTAAACTTGTGCGGAAACTCCTGCCTCATTCTAGAGTCCACCTCTGAATAAAAACTTTGAGAGGAGGGGTCATAACCTTCTTCTTTAAGCTGTGCGTCTATTGTAAGAGCCGCCACAGTCATAATGTTATCAGAACCAAACCAGTTGTTCTCTGGCTTTTGGCTCCACTCCACTGCTTGTGGATCATAGTCAGTGGTCTGATCTTGAGCCTGTACTTGCTGCTGCTGCTCTTGTGCGTACTGTTGCCTCTGTTCTCTTTCTTCCAGAGTTCTTTCGTACTGAGCCAGCTGCGTTCTATTCTGTTGAATGTTATTCAGGTCAAGTTGAGACTTACTTAAAATCTCTTGGGCCTCTAACATTTTTTCTTTATCGCCTGAGTCATAGGCAGATAAATAAGATTGTTTGGCCAGTTCTGTTTGCTTCTGTAGTTGCTGCTCTGTTAGATCAAAGGTATTCTTTTGCAGGTCTACAGTGCTCTTGTCTCTGCTGTTTACAGTTTGTATCAGAGACTGACGCTCTGCTTCTAACTGTGCAATTTTATCATCACGTTCTTTCTTCTGCTTTACCAGCTGTCTTATTCTCTTCTCTGCACCCTTGGTCTCAATACCGTCTAGTTCAGGTAGAGTTTCTTTTGCCTCTACAGGAGGGGCAGGTGCAGGGTCAGATTCTTCCTCCACCTCTGGAGCAGCGTCTTCAACTTCAAACTCCACTGTTTCTTTTTCTGAGGTAGCTGAAAGATCAACTTCGTTCCAGTCCGTTAGTTCTTCTGCTACGTTTTCTTTAACTTCTGCTTCTTGTTCTTCGCTCATTTATACTTTCTCCATAGTTGCGAAACTAAGATTACGCTTCTTATCTTAATATTAATACCATGATTAGTTTCCTAATACAAGGGTAGTGTCTAAATCTTCTGGATCAGAGATTCTCATCAGGACCTGATCATCAAAGAGAAGGAGGAGCTTTACGCCTTTGTAGACAAACTTGGTACCAGATAGTTTCTGGTAGCAGACGTAGTCACCTTCTTTACACCAAGCGCCTGCAAGAAATTTATCCTTGTCTTCGTAGGCCAGTGTTCCTACTTTAAGAACTCTACCAACCGTGGTGAGATAGGCAATGTCATCTCTGGCTCTCTCTGGTAGAAGGATTCCTCCTTTTGTTTTTTCTTTGATAGAGGTAGGTCTAACAAGAACATGATAACCGGGAAGGTCTGGAAGAACCTCTGGGTCCGGTACATCATTCTTGGTAATCCACGCATCATTTGTAATAGCCCCGCCTAGTTGAGGATTAATCATAGTTGTCTTCTCTCTCCATTCTATTGTTGACAATACGGTTTAGTTCTGTGGAAGCCCACTCAATTCCTGAGATAGTTCCCACCAACTGCTTATATTGGTTATAGTCTTCTACCTGTCCGGTTGCAAGCAAAACTTTTAGTTTCTCTTGTTGTTCTGAAAAAGCTTCTTTAATCTCCTGAAACATATCCATGATATGCTAATCATACTACCTTTGATCTGGTCATCCTACGCTTTTTTTTAGAAGGTCTTTTCTTAGACTGCTTAGAGGTAGACATGGCAATGGCCACTGCCTGAGACTGTGAGTACCCTTCTCCTTTTAATTTTTTAATATTAGCTGTGATAGCTTTCTTACTTTTACCGGGGGTCAGAGGCATACTAAATAGCTTTCGGTTCGTAGGGGTTGGGGTTACTGGCCATTCTTCCACCTGTGGATCGCTTGGCCACTTGAACTGGGTCATCTCCCATGTTCTTTAGTGCTTGAGCTACATCGTCCATTCTTTCAATAATTCCCGGTCTTCCAAGTTTTTTAGCATTTTTGTATTCTTCATTGTTTAAAAACTCTTTGGCAGCTTCCTGAAACTTTCCTTTGTTGATAAGTTTTCTGGTCTTTGGACTTGCTTTTGGCGTCAGAGTACCTCTGTAGTAAGACTGGGTCAGTTGCAGTTGTAAGTCTGTAGGGTAAGTGTCAAAATTAGGATAGGCTTTTTTAATCTCTTTTAGACGAGTGTCTAGGTCTTCTCTGAGCATTTGATCTGCTTGTTCTTCTGTGATTCGAGTATCTTTAGTTATAGGTTTTCCTTCAAGGTCTCTGGTTCTTCCGTAACCAATGGTATAAGGATCACCCTTTACAGGCTTTCTTGCCTTTAGTATAGGTGCTCCTTCGTAGTACTTAATTGTATGAATAAGTGCATCGTCAAAAGAAGGTTCAGCCGCTACACCACCGTCTGGCTCTGGTTCTGGATGAGGAGAAGTTCTAACCTGTGTTCTAGTAACAGGCTCTTCAATGGCAGTGGGAGATACAGCAGAAGGAGAAAAAAGATTACCTAGATAACTTTTAATTGAATCCATATCAATCATAGAGCTTTCCTCATTTGGTTCTTGTGCTTGGGGAGTGGCCATTAATCCTGCAGGAGCAGGGGTAGGAGCAGGGGGAGTAGGCATAGACATAGCAGGTCTCTTAAATCTACTACGCAGGATACCACCGGGGTCTTGTTCTTCCTCTACCTGTTGAACAAACTCTTGTTGTTTCTTTGTCAGGGGGCGTCTTTCTAAGTAACTTGGCAGGTTACCTATTAGTTGTCTCTGAGTTATCGGTGAATCTGCCATGCTTCTACCCTTTCTGTGCCATGGCCAGCAGAGACTTCATGGCAGTGTCCGCTGCCTTGATCTCACTGTTGTCTTCTGCCTTGTCACGCTCCAGTTCTAGCTTGGCGGCACTCTCCAGAGCCTTCAGGTTGTCCCTGCGCTCCTCTGTTTCCATCTTGCCCACGTTCATAACCAGATCGCTCATGTTCTCTTTCTCTCTGAGGTTCATGTCACGCTGTTTCAGGGCAATCTCTGCAGAATCCTTCAGAGTTTCGGCCTGTGCCTTCTCTCTGTCAAACTCCAGACGCTCTTTCTCCAGTAGGAGCATCTGTTGCTCTGGACTTTGGGCCACGCCCATGGCAGCGTTGGCGTTTGCCACCTCTTCTGCGGCCTGTGCCATGACCATCTCCGTGGTTTTGGGGTCACTGGCCACTCCAGAGGCCTCTACCATGCCCAGAACCTGCTCTTGGTACTTCATAATCATGTGATCTCGGATATTTGCGTTGATTATGGGTACAATCTGCTTCATCATGGGGTTTGCCCCGGTGGCAGGGTCCTTCAAGAAGGAAGTTTTGAACTGAATGTGCGCTTCGTGGTTCTGTCCCGGGAAAGCAGCTATGGGAAGGCCCTTGGTGGCGGCTATGATGTCTGCCAGAGGGTCTCTTGGCTCTGGTTTTTGGTCCGGTGGTAGGATTTCGTCTAGGTTTGGGAAGTTTGCAGCGGTCAGGACCTCTCTGTAGAGGGCTGGCATGTTAAAAGTACCGGGAGGAGTCTGGGAAGCAAGCTGAATTGCCAGTTGCCCCAGTGCCATACGGTGTGCAGAGGAGGGGATGTTGGGGTCAGAGACAGGAATAATGTCAATTCTCCCGTCAAAGTCCTGTTTGAACACCTCTTGGTCTCCTCCCACCACCTCGTAGGGGTAGGAAGGGGGTAGATAGTCATAGTTTATCTGGGCCAAGACTGCAAATTCGTCCTTCTGTGCCTTGTGAAGACGCTTGTGAATGGCAGAGAAGAACTTTGAAGAGGCTTCCAGTAGGGCCATGGTGGTTCCCACGGGTCCAGAGTTCTTGGAATCTGCAATCACCTGTTCTGTGGAGTCTGCAAACTTCTGTCCTGCGCCTATGACAAACTGCATCATGCCCATCAGGGTCTGAGAAGGTTCTTTATAGGGGAGAGTTACAATGGCCTTGTTCAGGTCAATGCCTGTGCTCTCCACCTCCTTGAACTCACCGGGGGCAATTGGTTCATTGTCGCCCACCAGCCTGACGCCTCTGGCCTTGAAACCACCGGGGAGGTTGGCAAACTGTCCTGCGTCTATCAGAGAACGCATGGCAGTGGTGGCTGTCATGGTCAGGTTGCCTAGGAAGTGAATAAGACCAAGACCATAAAAACCAAACCCCGGCACATACTTGTAGTGGATAAAGTGAAGTTTCTTCTCCTTCTTGGGATCGTCCTCTTTGTAGTTTCTTCTGATGCAGAGGACCTTCTTGCTCTTCTCCTCTATGGTTACAATGTAAGGGTGAGCTATACCGTCTGGGTCAGAATAGGGTTCTGGAAGGTCTAGGTAGCAGTGTTGCTCTAGAAGAACGTACTGGGGGTCTTCTAGGTCCATGCCCCCGGAGGTGATGCCCATGATCTCGTCCATCTTCTGGGTCATCTCTGGTAGATCAGGAGCAGAAGGCTTGGAGAGTTCAACGTCACGGTACATGCCAGAGACAACGTCTTTCCTGAAGTCATTCTCTGAACGGAAGATAAGGTGAGTGTACCTGCTGGCTGTTCTGAGGTCCTTGGCATTATAGGAGACATAGAAGTGGTCCACGGGAACTAGCTCTGACACTGGTCTTTCCAGTAGCTGGTCATAGTAAATTTTCTTAAAGGCAGACCCCATCACAGGGAGGTGGAAGAGAAGTCTCTCCTGCTCTTCAAAGTATTCTGGCATCTGTTCTGTCAGCTGGTAGTTCATAAAGTTCTTGACACGTTGAGCTTGCTTCTCGCGCTCAATGGTGGAGGAGCCTATGATCTGGGACTTTACAGGTCCGCCAGCGGGAAAGAGTTCTTGAGATGCTTTGCTCTGAAACTTGACCACTGACTCTATCAGGAGCGGGTGGACAGCTGTGCAGGCACCGTCAAAGGGTTCTGTGGTTTCTTCTAGCTTGAGACCAAGGAGATCAAAGCCACGCTCAAAGATTTGTTCCCATTCTTCTCTGGACTCCTTGTCACTTTCGTAGGAGTCTAGGACCATGTTTCCTATGTCATCTAGGTCCTCTTCCTCTAGGTACTCTGCTAGGTTTTCAAAGTGAGACCCCATGGGACCAGAGATCATCATCTCTTCCATCTCTCCAAATTCTACCTCTACGCCCCCGTCTTCTGTGGGCATAAAGTTGACGATGTTCTCCTCTAGCATCTCTGCCTCTATGGAGGGAGTTTCTCCTCTTACGTCAAAGTTAGAGGTGGGCATTTCTTGCTGGAGTTCTGGCTCCATCATCAAGAGCGGATTACGTTCAACTGCCATGGTCTAGACCTTTTTCCTTCCGGGTTTCTTCTTTGATACTATCTTCTTTCCCTTTCCTATGGTAGAGGTTTTTATTCTTTTCTTACCACCTCTAAGTTCTCTGGGAATGCTTGCTCTGGATATTGTCATCAGTATACCCTATATTGCCTTGGGCGCATAATTATTGTAAGGGTCCCGTTCTATGACAGAACCTCCTCTTTTTCTTTGTACCTCTACTACTTCCTCTTCCTCCTCAGTACCTAGGACAGCTCTAGCTGCTCTGGTGGGTGCTCCTATTCCAAAGTCTTTGACTAGCCTTGAGTAGTCTTTGTGACTTGGCTTTAGGTTAGCCACTGTCAGTGCTCTGAG